TCCTGAATCATTTGTCGAAAACAAATGCCCTTGTCCCCCGTTTACGGGGGCTCCAGTGGATTAGTAGATCAAGCGACCCAGTCGTTCTTGATCACGCACTTTCCACGTAGCGCGACCACGTTATCCTCGTCCCTGAAACGATAAAGGCCTAGCAAGCCTTTTAGTCTCCTGCCATCCGACGAAGTCATAGACTTCTGTTTGATGGGGAAAACTATAGGAACGAGAGACTCTCTTCGCTGAAGATCCGCATTCCAGCGGGTTTTGACACGTCTCTTACCATATGGTTCGAAACGGTTCCTCAGCGCAGCGACCTCCGAATTCGGGCAATAAAGCCCAATAGGAGTAGGCTTACCTTCTGAGCTTTCGATTTGATCGAAATTTTTCTCAGAGGTCATCCGAGAAGTCAACCAAGGTAAAACCGGGGTTAACTTCGCCGCTGAATCCCTCAAAAACTTACAGGTGGCCCAGTATCCTCTTTCATAGAAAGATTCGCTGAGCTCTATAAGATGGGGTAAAAGAGACGGACGTGGACATCCTCCTTCGAAGTCCTTGCGATACCTTAGTGGGGTCATAGAGACACCATTAAAAGCATCGACACCGCAGCTCTCTCTAAAAAGAGAGCGATGGAAGCTCTTGTCTTTATTGACAAGAAGCCCAACGGATTCCAAGGACTCGACTACGTCGTCGAAATAAGGTGTGGGAATGATCAAATCATCTCCATACACTAAAATACGGCGACGCGAACGGTGCTTGAGCTGTAAAGTCGCTTTGCAGATAGCCCAGATGGAAATGGCCATAATGGGGAAGCATAAAGCTGAACCCATGGGCGCAAATTTCCTAAGAGGGAGTATACTCCCGTCAGGCAACTCTGTAGCAACTGAACGGCAAGCTTCCCAATAATCTAGAAGTTCGCTAGGAAATAGCGCCCTTACTAGTTGGAGGGAAACTCGGTCCGAAGCCTCTTTCAAATCAAGAGTAGCAAACTGTGCATCGAGAGATGCTTGGAGCGCCGCTCTTTGATTCGGAAGTTGACTAGTGAAGTTGATCTCCCCGTTATTAAACGGAGAAGCCTCTATATGAGACTTCAAACCCCTGAATTGGGATTGCTGGATCCATTGGATTTCCAATGGTTCCATGGAGATCAGCCTCGGACCTCTTGAGTCTTTTTGGACAAGTGAGACTTTGGCAATCGGTAACACCGAAGGCTCGAGTCGTTTGTACCAGCCAGACTCAAATGAGTCGCGAGACAGTGAAGCAGAGAACCACTCATAATAGGGAAACTTCTGATGAAGTCTCTGAAACTTCCTTTGGAAGTTGTATTTTGAGTTTCCTCGTTCACCTGTAGCGACCGCACCGGGCCCATGCTTTGGTATTTGCTCAATTGGATTGAATCCAGCGAGCAGCCGACGTACGTATACGCCAGCCAAAGCAACGATGCTGTTACCAGCCAAACTCTCTTGCGAGATAGCGCTGATTTCATCTTCAGAATTAATGAAGGTGGATACAACTGAGTCAACCTGCTCTTGCGAGTAAGGAAGCTCGAGTTTGTAAAACAGCATCAGGATCTGTATAAGCTCTTGGAGCGAATACGGATCAATGTCGGGCCGAATAGCCCCACTATGCATGAACACACGTGTTGTCCAACCTTGCAGAAATGCAGGGAGAAGACTACCTTTGATGAGTTTAAAACCCATTGGAGGTATGAACACGCCGGTTTCGATCCCGCGAACGCACGCCTTCCCAAAAGAAGGAAGTGCAGTCGTAAAGAATCGAAGCCCCTCATGCGAAAAGCGAGATCTGGCGTAAGCCAGGTCGCGTTTCACGTGAGTCACACACACATCATGGGAACTATCCTCGAGGATTTTTGAGAAGAGGTCTGTGTAAAACTCAGACTGGCTTTTCATCTCTCCCGAGAGGGTAAAGAATCCCCCACGGCTTCCTTATGAGTTCAGTTTAACTGAAACTCAGATCTCACCCCGACGAAGTCGGGTCTGGTACGCCTTAGTATCCCGCAGGTTGAAATCTGCGAGACGGGCGAACAATTCGTCCACATGTGCATCGGAAACATCCGTGACAGATGGACGTACCAGGCTCATAGCCAAGGAAGTGGTATGCACGTTGTCATCAGTGTCCGTAATATCCAGCCCAAACGTAACAATGTTACGCATGGACGCTGGCGAACCCGCTTTGCGGGGCGTCAGGATGCTGCGAACGGTGACAAAGTGCCTGGTAGCGGGGTTAGCCAGCACATCGACGTACAGATTCCCTTGCGGGATCGGTCCGCGACGTGTATAGGTTTGATCCGCTGCCGCCACGTTCTTGACGAGGAAAGGATCAGGGAAAGCCATGGGTCTTCGTGAGAAAGGTGCTTAGGGATGGGCTTGTGTAATACACAAGCGAGGTTTCGCCAATGCGCGATCACATTCCTGCGAAAAGCGCCGCTACATTAGCGATCTGAGTCGGATTCTGGAACCCTGAAAGAAAAGGGCCCCAGGGGGTTGTAATACCAACTCCGCGCTGAAAATTCCTTTGGGAAATGACAGCGCAGACGGCCGAGTTGGACCAAGCGTTTGTATAAACGTTGTAGGTCTTCGCGTGAATTCTGCACTCAATTTCCTGCTTTGTAGTGTTCCAAGTA